GTGGTAATAGTGGTAATAGTGGTAATAGTGGTAATAGTGGTAATAGTGGTAATAGTGGTAATAGTGGTAATAGTGGTAATAGTGGTAATAGTGGTAATAGTGGTAATAGTGGTAATAGTGGTAATAGTGGTAATATCGGCGATAATATTGTTAATATCGGCGATAATATTGTTAATATCGGTAGTGGTGATGAAATAATAGATATTTACACTGATGAAGATTTCAAAAATACGCACCAATATTATCAATTATCATACGTTCAAACATTATTAGATGCGCTTGATGGTATAAAAAATTATTGACGATATTTAATGGAACTAAATATATTTTTATTGAACCTTTCAAAAATATATCTCTTTTGCGAATCATTTTTTCTTTTAGAATAATTTTTTAAATAATAATTTTCTTGAAAAAATTTTCCGTATTGTTGGATATTATTACCATATCTAAAATTTGGTACCCATCCTCCATTTTTATTACAATGTTTACCTGTTGTTGGATACAAGGCATTAGTTTCTAATCCATGAATAATACATTCTTTCCTGGTTTGTCTTATTTTATGATGTCGATTCTTTTTCCATATATTTACCTTATTTTTACTAAATATACTCTTAAATTTTTGTTGATGTTTTTGATTTAAAAAATTTTTTTCTCCCCAAATTTTTTTACAATCAAAATCAAAATCAAGATAAAAACCTACATAATCTTTGCATAATATATTCATTTTTTTTTGTTTACTAAATTTATTTTTAAGAATACAAACGTTGAATAAGTAATTCTGAATAAATATAAATATAAATAATGTAGGTAAAGGAGATATTTTTTAAAAATTTTAAATAAAAAAAATCGTTTGATCAAAAATGTTAATAATCGTTCCTCCAAAAAAAATATAAAAAAAAGTTTGTTTAATAATAAAAACTTTCATAACATGACATCACTTCACGATCTCTTGCTTGATTCCGAATTGGATATGAATTTAACCAAGGAAATGGACAAATTATTCGGTGCTAAAAGACATAAAAGCCGTAAAAGTCGTAAAAGCCGTAAATTGGGCAGCAAAAAATCCCGCTCTCGTTCTAGAAAATCTCGTCGTTCCGGACGTCACCGTCGTAGCCGTAGTCACAGTATGGGAGCCAAACGTCGTAAACATTCCCGTAAACATCGTAGCCGCAGTCACAGTATGGGAGCCAAACGTCGTAAACATTCCCGTAAACATCGTAGCCGTAGTCACAGTATGGGAGCCAAACGTCGTAGACATTCCCGTAAACATTAAGTAGTGTGACTTGGTTTTTTAACCTTTCCTCTCTCTTTTTTCATCTCTCTCTCTCATCTCTCTCTCATCTCTCTCTCTCTCTCTCATTCTCATCTTTTATATTTTGGGTACGGTCCAAATATAAATATATATTATATTAAAAAATAAATAAAAAAAACGTATTTAAACTAACAATCTTATTAATTTAAATTTTTAAAACATGGAATGTATTAAAAATGATAAAAATGATAATAAATCCGATAATATGGAAGAAAAGAAAAAACTATATTTGTACAAAATGGAAATAACACAAGAAGATATTATTAAAGTTATGAATATACCTCAAAGAACACCAGAGTGGATTAATTGGAGAAGTTGTAGAATGACTGCTTCAAATTATGGTACGGCTGCTGGACATAACCCATATCGAACCCCAAGACAATTATTATCAGATTTACTCTGGAATACTTTTAAAGGTAATAACGCAACAGAATGGGGTACAAAATATGAACCTGTTGCTGCTCAAGTTTATGAAAATTTCATAAGTAAATATATGACTAAAGAAGGGAAAATGTCTTTTTTTTATCCTGGATTGATTATATCTAAACAACAACCGTGGTTGGCTGTATCTCCTGATGGTTTACCATCAATATTAACATCATCATTACCATCATTACCATCATTACCATCATTACCATCATTATCTTTAAGATTTTTACTTGAAATTAAATGTCCTGCAAGTTTAAAATTGTATCCTCACATCCCACATTATTATTTTGATCAAATTCAAGGTATTATGGGAATATTAAATCTACCATTTTGTGATTTTGTTGTATGGACACCACAAAAAACACAAATAAGAAGATATAACTTTGATGAAACTTATTGGAAAAACATTTTATTTCCTAGATTACACAATTTTTATATGAATGAATATTTACCAAGATTAATACTAAAAGAAGAGGGTAAATTAAAAGAAGGTGAACTTGAAGAAACAATTCATATTGATATACCAATATCCACATCTGCACCAAAAGATTTCGATTTTATTTGGCCATCATCATCATCATCATCACAACAAACACAACAAACACAACAAACACAACAAACACAACAAACACCTAAAAAACAAAAAATACAAACACCAGCACAATCTTTACCACAACTTCAACCAGATTTTGTTTGGACATTACAATCATCACCATCACCATCACAACCAATACAACCATCAACACAACCAATACAATCACCATCACAACCAATACAATCACCATCACAATCTTTACCACAACCCCAACCTGATTTTGTATGGTCATTAAAAAGTAAAGAGGAAACTGAAACAATCAAACCAACATTGAAAAGAAAAAATGTATAATTATATTTTATCGACCTTTGTTTTCAAAATAAAAAAATAATTTATTTTAAACTAATTTTTCTACTTTAAATGATGGTTTATTGAATTAATTTTAATAGTACAAATCAAAATAATAATCAAACAAACAAAATATGTAATTTTATTTTATTTTGTATTTCATATATGTTTTTTATAATTATCCTCCTTCTCCTCCTCCTCCTCCTCCTTCTCCTCCTTCTCCTCCTCCTCCTCCTCCTCCTCCTCCTCCTCCTCCTCCTCATCTTCAATAACTTTTAAAAATTCTTTTTCAGATTTAATTTCAGATAATAAATCACCACTATTTTCTGTTATATTACTACTACTATCATCATCTTCATCTTCATATTCAGAGTCTTTTTCATCTTCTTCAATAAATTCATCAATTTCTTCATCTTCCTCTTCATTTAAATCATCATCCTCTTCTTCAGAGTCTTTTTCTACTTCTTCAATAAATTCATCAACTTCTTTTTCTTCCATATCTTGTGTCATTAAATCCCAATAATGAGGATCGACATATCTTTGAGTTGAACGACGTTGCCTTTTTCCTTCAATAATATTTGATGTTTTAATACCATCTAGCGGATTAACTTCAGTTTTTAATTTAATTACGGATTCTTTAATTTCTTTTGCAATTTCATGTTCATCTTCAATAATAAAATCTTTCAAAGATCCAACACTTTCTTCATCTTCAGATCTGACATCTTCATAATCGTCATCGTCCTCCTCTTCCTCCTCCTCCTCCTCCTCCTCCTCCTCCTCCTCCTCCTCAATTATTCTTTTTCTTTTTTTAATGTAAACTTTTTTAGGGAGTTTAAAAGTTTTATTTTTTTTAGATTTTGTTTTCGATTGGGTTGATAATTGAGTTGTTTGTTGATTTGTAGATTGTACAGTTGTTATTTTATTTTTTTCATCTAAATTATTAATTTCAGATGTTGCTTGTGTGGTAGTTTTATTTTTTCTACCTGGCATTTCTTTTTATTTCCTTTTTTTATTCGTAATAATGAAGAAATATTTTAGAAAAACGAACGCAATTTTATTTAAAGCATTATTTTATTTGAATCAATTGGTTAATTTGGTTTATAAAGACTTAAATTTAGAATAAGGTCAATGGTCAATATATTAATCTTCTTTTTGATCTAGTCTTATTTTGTTTGTTCTTTTTTTTATTTAAAGCAATTACATATATATATTGGCCAATCTGTATTAATAATATCCTCTATTGTTTTATCATGAATATGATATTTTTTTGACATTAATATATTTGAAAGTTGAATTAAATGATTCTGATTTAAAAATTTATCCAATTTATCAATGCAAGAACGAACAAATTCATCAAAGGTTGGAGGTGATAAAGGATCAAATTCAAACATCACTTCAAAACCTCCAAAAATATCACATGAAAATATAAATTTTTTTATCATTTGATCTAAAATTTTTTTTTGTTCATATATATTAATGAACGTGAAAAGTTAACAATTTTTTTTATTATTCAAGACTGGTGTGTGAAGGTGTGTGTTTTGATACAATAACCGATAATATAATTATAGGAATTAATAAACATGATGTAATTGTTAAAGAACCAAGAATTGATGATTCAACATTAGTTGGACAAACATAACTTGTAGAAGAAGATACAAATATGTTATAAAAATAACACAATAAAAATGAAACAATAGTTAAAATAACCAAAGGCCGAAATGAATGACTTAAACTTTTTGTGTACAAGGTTAATATTATGCCAGCAATGGCAAATGCAATGGCTCCTGAAAATGGAATTAATACATTTTTGGCCTTTTCGGCGTGAGAACTATCATCAGAAGAACATGCTTCTTTAATAATAACACCAGTTGTAGTTGAAAAAAATATGGATAATATTGTCCATACTATAACAATTAATATTAATAAACTAATACCAAATGAGTGCATTAAATTTTATACTTGCTTTTTTATTTATTTTGCAAGATAATATTTTTTTTATTTAATCAAAAAAATTAATATCACTGTTAAAATAACTACTACTACTACTACTATTACTATTACTATTACTATTATCAACTTTACCAAAATTAAAATATTCATTTTTAAACATAAACCAAGTAATAATTAAAGCCATTAAAACACCAACCATGCTAATTCCCATTAAAATTCCAGATTGTTTAGCACTTGATTTCCAATGATCGGTATCATTTTGTCCATCTTTCATTGGACATATATCTTGATTGGCAAGACCACTAATTAAATTTATATAAATGGTATTTAAAAACCAAACAATTATAAATGTTAAAACTAATAAAACAAATTTATGACTAATACCTGATGATTTGTTATAAATAAATGAAAGAAGAATTGATCCTGATGCCATTGCTGCAATAATTAATGGAATGTAATAATATGTTTTAAATTTATCCATTGAAGAATAACTTGAATCAACGCATACATTATCAAATCGTAAATACAATAGTACACCGACAAACATCCATACTGCCGTAATGAAAAAAACTACACCAATGCGATTACCAGAAATATCTAAAAATTTTAACATGAAACTTATATATTTATTTTATTATAATTTTAAAATTTTTTTTTTAGTTTACTTTGTTATGTACAATTAATTCTTTTTCAAGTTCTTTTAAATCATCAAGCCACATATCTTTAATTGATTTTGAAAAAATATCCATTCTATTTTTTTCTTTTAATTGCAATTGTTTGTTTAATTTATCAATTTCTTCTTTTGTTGTATTGTATATTGGAATATTGGTTAAATATTTATACTTTTTTTGTAATTGATTTGGGGTATCGTTGTCATCATCATCATCATCATCATCATCATCATCATCATTATTATTATTATTATAACTACTACCATCATCATCTTCTTTACTATCATATTTTCGAGAATATAAAGAATCCTTGATAACATAATTTTCAGAGGCTTCAATCCACTCCTGAACAGAAACATATTCTTTAATAATTGGTATTAAATGAGGATTTGGGGTAAAATTTTCAGTTTCCAATTGTTGACAAAGTTGAAGTTTAGGACAATTAATAACTGTTATTTTTCCCAACGATACCATATTAATAAATCTAATTTTTTCCTTCAACTCAATAATATTTCTATCCAATAACTGCAATTGATATTTTTTACGACAATCATAGTAATGCAATCTATATCTGCAAAATGTTTGTAAAATATCATTTGGATGTTTAAATTTGGCTAAATGACCATGCGGATCAAATACATGCATATTACTCATACCGCACATTTTATTTTCCGATAGTTTTAACAAGGTTTCAACCTGTTCCATATCTGTTGGAGTTTGATTCAATTCGATTGTTAAATTTACAAATCTATCATCCTGTTTGTTTTCAGTTTTGAATCTGACAACCTTGAGTTTATTGGATGTATCTTCTTGATTTTCAATTATTTTTTCTAAATAAATTTTATAATTGTCTGTCCAAATTCCAAGAGGAAGTTCAGTAATGTATATTTTTTTTCCTTGAACATTCCATATTCCTTTTGATGCAAAAACACCACCACCATCTTCTTCAACAATTTTTCCTGAAAATTTTCTATACCAAGGAACCAGAGGTGATAATGGTTGATTATTTAAAAATTTTTTTATATTTTCAATAATATCAATTGGATTGAAATTTGGGATTGAAGTTGAAAATCCTGTCCCAATTCCGGAAGTTCCATTGACCAACACCATTGGAATAATTGGGATATAAAATTTAGGTTCAATTTGAAATCCTTCTTCCTTTTGTGAAATAAGAATAGGATCATCTTCAATTCTAAAAATTTTTCTAGTAATTGGTTCTAAATATGTAAATATATATCTACTACTGGCTGCATCGTCCCCTCCTTTTAATCTGGTTCCAAATTGACCTTCTGGGTGAATTAAATTAATGTTATTCGATCCTACAAAATTTTGTGCCATACCAATAATTGTATTGGCCAAGGAAACTTCTCCGTGATGATAACACATATCAGACGAGATTGGTCCAACAATTTGAGATACTTTAATCTCATGTGTTTGATTTTTTTTCATCATTCCACACAAGACTTTTCTTTGAGATGGTTTTAATCCGTCAATTAAAGAAGGGATCGATCTAATATTATCTTCATTTGAAAATAATATCAACCCCTTGTCCAAAAATTCGCTAATATTAAGATTTTTCTTCTTGTAATCGAGAAGATCTCCAGTATGGTTAGAAATCCATTCTTTCCTCTTGTAGGCCATTTTTTTATCAAAAACTATACTCAACATTTCTTCGGCCTTATCATCATAAACGTAATCAATTTGTTGCAATGTTTTAAAATAATCTCTGGCTTCTTCGGCTGTGTGTGTTCCTAAACCTTTATAATATCTAACTGATAAATTTGTTTGATTATTTTCTCCACCAGATTTAACCCATTCTTTGTATTCACCTTCAGTGAAAAAACTTTTTATTATATTTTTTCCTCGTCTAACTTTAATCAATGGAGTGTACATTGAAACCACAAAACCTTGTTTAATAATATCTTTCCACATAACATCAAATAAGTTCATAATCAAAGCCTTGATATGTAATCCATCCACATCTTCATCTGTTAAAATCATTAGTTTGCCATATCTTAAATCTCCGATATTTTTAATCCCATCTTGAAGTCCCAGGATTTTTTTCAATTCAATAATTTCCTTATTTTCTGACAATTGTTTAGTAGATACATCTCTAACATTTAAAACTTTTCCTCGTAATGGGAAAACACCATAATAATCTCTACCAATAATCCCCAATCCAGACATGACAAATGCTCTGGCGCTATCTCCTTCACAAACGATTAATGTGCATTTAGAAGACTTTACTCCTCCAGCATAATTCGCATCATCCAATTTGGGGATACCATTTATTGTTTTTACTTTTTTACCATCTGTTTTAACCAAAGTTTTTTGTTCTTGAAAATCTTTCAATAATTTGGCTCTATCCATGATATCAGTTTTTGATAATTTAGTGTAAAATGTATCAGACAACAATAGATTCGGAAAATGTGATGATGGAGTTGACAAATATTCTTTGGTTTGACTATCAAAAGTCGGATTAATAATGAAACAATTGACAAAAACCCACATATTATTTTTAATGTGTTTTTTTTGTATAGGTGTTTGATTTTTTGCTAAATGATGATTGTATTGATCGCACAAAACCTTTGAAATTTTATCTCCTATGTATTCAACATGTTTTCCACCTTTAAAGGTGGAAACATTATTAACATAAGATACGTGTTTAAATGTTCCATCTGGAGACGGGCATATCACAATCTCCCAAGCAATAGAGGGTGGAGAGATTTTTGATGGTAAAAAAGGTTGGGGTGGGGTTTGTGATGGTGGTGGTGGTGGTGGTGGTGGTGATTGTAATAGAGAAGAGATTTTTGATGACTTTTCATAATAAATACATTCATAAACTCGTTTAGTATTTTTATCCAAAAATAATTCTGTAAAATGTTGAAAATGTTTAATAGGTAATTTTTTACCATTTAACCACACATTGGCTCCGCTAGTCGCAGCCAAATCATAAACTCTTCTATAAAGTAAAGATTTCATGTCGGGTTCTAAATTTTCACAACCAAATCGTTTATAGTCAGGTAAAAATGTAATTCTAGTGAATGGTTTAATATCTTTTACATCAACAACTTTGGCTGTACCCGCAACAGTCATATTGTCTGTCCACGTTTGTGTGAATTTTTTCTTTCGATGATGATCAACTGTTTCAACAGTAAAGTGTTTGGAATAAATACAAGCAACTTTACTTCCAAATCCATTGCGTCCTCCCCATAAACGCTGTTCCGATTGATCATAATTACTTGAAGTCATCAATTCTCCGAAAATCATAGTTGGGATTAAGATTTTATGTTCTTGATGTTCAATAATTGGAATTCCTTCTCCATTATTGTAAACTTCAATTGTTCCATCATCAATAAAATTAACCTTGATTTGAGTGGTTAGTTCTGTACCTTGGGATTGAGTGCGTCCGACATTATCAGCCGCATTTTGCAAAATCTCATCGACAATTTTATATAAACCCATTGAAACATGAATTTGTTTGTGGGTAATGATCGGAGTTATATTCAGATCAGATGGATTGGAAAGATTATTAACAACCCAAGTTTCAATTTCACTTGGTTCAACACTTCCAATATATGTATCTGGTAAATCTAATATGTGTTGTTTAAGTTGTTTTTTATTATATTTTTTTGAATCAATGATTGTTTTATCTACTAAAGCATCAATTGACATGGGTTCGATAGTTTTTGTAGTTTTTATTTCAGTAATATTATCATTATCATTATCATTATCATTATCAGCATCATCATTTAATTTTGATTGTTTTTTACTTTTACCACTATCATTATCATTACTAATTTTTTTATTTTTTCTTGATGGTTTTTCAGGTTTTTCAGGTTTTTCCATTACACTTGATATTATTTATCTTTTGACGATTTTATTAAAAAAAAGACAATTTAAAAAAATACAAAAAAAAAGTTAGATTTTTATACTACGGCATCAATGCAATAATGTTCATACATTATTTACTTCCTTCTCATAGAGTTGTCTTGCTCTTTTATAATCAACTTGATTAAAAAAAAAGGATCACTTTTGACTTCTTCATTGTACTTGTGAAAAACCATCTAATATTTTATCTTCATAATCCCAACATTCGAAAACTTGATTCGTATATTTTTTTTATTATTCATGAATAATAAAAAAAAATACATTGCTACCTACACATATAATGAATACAACGAATTTTATTTGCGTAGTAAATACTTTTTAAACTTTTTTTCTTGTGCGTTCAAATTCTGAAAAAATCCAGAACGCACAATAAAAACAAAATCTTTATATACATACTACCTAACTATTAACACTATATCTATTTTTTTTGTTTAATAAAAATTAAAAAGAGATTTTCTAATAGAAAAAAAATGTCAATAAATATAAGATCTAATGACAATGATAATTGCGAAGATGAAAACACTGATGATGAAAACACTGAAGATGAAAACACTGATGATGAAAAACAAATAAATACAAACACTATTACATATGATGATAGTATTGACGATTGTTTATTCGATAATTATATAGCAATAAAAAATGCTTCAAAAAAATTATCAACAGAAAAGAATTTGAAAACACTTTCAAAAAAACCAGGTACTGAAGAAATCCCTAGTGATGTTTTTACAAATAAGGCTTCCGAAATCGGAAGATTTTGGAGTGTTGATGTTCCTCTTAAATCAGAATCATTAAAATTATTGCGCGAACTAGTAAAATTTTACACAGATGACAAACTTGAAAAATTAATTGTTCCACGAGCAATAAAGTCATTGGCTTTACAAAAAAAATATGAATTATCAAATATAATAAAAGAAGAAATCAACGGAATTTCTCTCCGAGCCATTGAATGGTTGGTAACAAATTATTCAAAGGGAACTAAAATTGTATTGTATAATGAAATTCAAAAAAAGAGAGTTGATATACATGATGCTTATGAAATTCAATCCAATCATTACAAGAGAAATCTTTTCGATCCTTTTTGTCGTCATGGTAGAGTTTATTTTATGTGGCGATTGAAACCTATTAAAACAAAATTAAGAAAACAAGAAAAACAAGATAAACAAGATAAAACATCTCAAACGCCTCAAACGCCTCAAACGCCTCAAACATTACCACCATCCTTTGTTGATATTGTTCTTGTTACAACAGTTGGACAATTAAATTTTATGAAATGGGCTGATGAACATGGAATATTAACATATGCTCATAATCATCAACAAGAAATTCAAAATACAATGGAATCAACTTTATCTAAAGTAAACAAGGAGAAAAAACAATTTAAAAAACTTGGGCAACGTAGGAAAAGAAAGGAATTAACTAAAGCCCCTGATATTTATTGTTCTGTTTATAGCGTTGATACTGTGCTTCAATTAGATAATATGGATAGTCCTAGACGTTATTAAAAACAACTTGTATTATTAATAATAATAATAATAAAAATTGTATTGATAATAATAAAAATGTTAAAGGGATATGTTATTAATATGGATAAAGACACAGAAAGAATGGAAACATTTAAAAAAAATTGGAGCGATATTAAAACTGTTGAAATTGAAAGATTTCCAGCAATAGTTGGGAAAAATATTAGATCTTCAGATAAAGTATCAAAATATTGTCAAAAATATTGTTCAAATGGAATGATTGGATGTTTTGCTTCCCATTTAGCCGTAATGGAATTGGTAGTGAATAATAATCTTGATCAATGTTTAATATTGGAAGATGATTCTTATCCTGTTAAAAATTTTGATAAAAGGTTGACAAATATTATTCAAGACAATAGTATTCCAAAAGATTTTGATATGTTATTATTTGGACATATTGGAGAAACAAAACCATCGTGGTTTTCAAATTTTATGAGATGGTTAGTATTTAATAATTCCAGAGAATATAAAGTGATAAATGATAATATTATTGTTCCTTTTCAACCTCTTGGAACATATGCATATTTAATTAGTCAAAAGGGGGCTAAAAAAATTTTACAACACTATAATATTATTAAATATCATGTTGATTATTATATTTATACTCGTAACAACATTAAACTTTACACCGTTCAACCATTTTTAGTTAAAACTCCAAATTCTTCGACTTGTTTAGGAGAAAAACATGCTTTAGATTTAAGTTTTATTGATCATTTACAATTTTTTAATAATGAGAATAATATTGGATTGACGTGGTATTTAAATAATGTTGTGTGTGTGGTTGGTGGTACAAATATACGAGTATGGCACGTATGTTTAATTATTTTTATTTTCTTTTTTACAAGTTTATGTGGAAATGGATTATTACCTATAATTATTATATTCCTTGTTATAATTTATTTTATTAAACAACTGTCTTGTTAGTAAAAAAAAATACAAAGAAAAATTTATATTTAAAAAATAAAAAATATTCATCATGGAAACAAAAACTTTGGGAATAATCATTCTATTGTTTATTGTGATTGTATTGTTTATTGTGATTGTATTGTTTATTGTGATTGTATTGTTTATTGTGATTGATCATATACATTCAAATAATCCTCATAAAAATTGGACAATTGTTAATTTAGATTCTTGGAAAAAAAATATAAAAAATTTTGGAATGAATCAAATAAAACCAAAACGTGTGGCTGTAGTATCGTACGATGATAGAAAAAATAACAAGGATATCATTACTTTAAAAAATATTAATGAAAAATATTGTCTTAAAAATGGCTATGATTTTTTATTTTTTGATTCTTATTCGCCGTTCGATTCAACATATCCTCCTTATTGGATAAAAGTAAAAATTTTATACGATTTATCAAAATCAAATCTTTATGATTATTTAATGTGGATTGATTCAGATGCTTGTGTCCACAATCAAAATATAAAAATTGAAAATTTATTTAATTTTAATCATCAAGGTGCATTTATTATGGCACCTGACTATCCATATCCAATATCAAAATTTAATTCTGGAATTTGGATGGTGAAAAATAATGAAATTGGTAAAAAAATTTTAAAAGATTGGTTGCTTTTGTATGATAATAAAACATGGAAGAAAAAAAATGGAAAATGGATTTGTAGTGGATTTTGGGCAGGAGAAAGTTACGAACAAGGAGCAGGTAAAAAATTATTAAAAAATGAAAAATATTCACAATATGTAATTTACCTTCCTGGTTCAACATTGCAAAATTTTAAACCAGTTTCTGAAGCATTTACATTGCATTTTGTGGGCAGATTAAAAAAATATATTCAAGCATATGCCAACGGACAACAATATGCTCCATCATTATTTGAACATTTTTAAATAATGTTAGAGTATGAAACGAATTAATACTACCCCACAAAATAAAAAAAATTAACAATTCATGTAAATGAATATAATCAATAAAAAAATAATAAATAAATATAGACCAAATGGAGAACAAGTGTAATATTTTACATAATCAATAATAAAATACGCATAAGCATATAATGTCATTGGAGTTTGAATATCAGTCGATCCAAATTTTTGTCCGGCAAGAGAAGGAATATGAATAGCGGATTTAAATTTTAAACCCATTTTATCCATTATTTTCATTGACATGTAAGAATCAACTTGATATTTCATAGGTAAAGATTGATTAAGAAAAAATCGCGCTCCTTCTGGTGTTAAATAATAAAAATGAGTCATAAAAAATTGTTTGTGAAAAGGTAATAATGTATTTTTTTGTAAAGATGGTAAAGATGGGGCTAATGGTATGTGTGTCGCATAACCCAGCACGGCAAAATCATAATTTTTAAGTAATGACGAATTTTTTACAATGTTGTGTTGATCCCAATTTTCTTCAAATTTAATATCATCTTCTATTATTATGGCTGGTGTATTTGTTTTTAAAATATCTTGCCATATTTTGTAATGGGATAAATAACATCCTACTGCACCCAATGATCCTAAATCTTCATGGTTATTTCGTAATTTCCCCAATTGATTATAAATAGATGGATCTACTATTTTTTTTACATGAAAACTATCAATAAGTTTTCCATCAATAGCAGACATTCTTTGGATATTGCTAAAACCTTGATTTTTCAATAAAATTTCAATTTCATTCCATCTATCAGTTCTCCTATCAAGATTAATAACATAAACTTTCAAGTCTTTTAAATTAATCATTTTCTTTTTTTTTATTATATATTAAAATAATAAACAAGTATGACAAGAACAGTGGTTAGTTTTACAACAATTCCAGAAAGGATTGAATTATTAATGAGTTGTATTTCGTCATTAATTCAACAAACTATCCAACCTGATGTTATTTATATTCAAATTCCACAAAAAACATGTAAAGGAAAAATTTATAATATGGATAAAATTAATGAAATTATAAATCAAACGAAAATTTTAAATCAATCTCGGGTTAAAAAAATCCCCCCGATTATTATTAATCGTCCTCAAGTGGATGAGGGACCAATTACAAAATTGGCTCCCATTTTAGATTTAGAAAAGAATAAAAATTCCAACATAATACTTGTTGATGATGATTTTGAATATGATCTATTATTAATTGAAACATTAATTGATATTAAATATGATTTTTTACCTGCTATTGGTTTTTCTGGTAGAAATAAATATCTTAATTTTAAATCTCATCCTAAACATGATATTGATACTCACATTTCATTTTTAGAAACATTTGCCGGTGTCAGATACAAGAGAAATATTTTTCCGGATCAAACTGATCAATTTTTAGAGTGGATTCACAATCAATGGGATCTCGAAAAAAAATGTAAATGGACTGATGATATTGTGATTGGGAAATGGTTAAAAAATGTAAATATTCGTCCGGTATTAATACCTTTTCCAAATGATCAAACAAGGTCAAATCCTAAAGGACATATGACTCCAGAATTAAGAAATATGAATCTTTTTGGAGGATATAATAATGTTTGTTTTTCAAAATTATTTAATTATCCAACTTCTCAAATTGTAAATGTAAAACGGGTAAAAATAGTATTTTTAATTATTATATTAATTTTAATTATTATATCAATTAAAAAATATTGTATGTAAATTTGTTTGGTTTGTAAAATATAAAAAAATATAATGTATAAAAAAAAATAAACATGTCTTTATCTTCCTCTTATAATAATAATAATAATAAAAATAATAATGAAAAGAATAATACATATTTAAAAGATTTGAATTTAAATACATATTTAAAAGATTTGAATTTAAATTTAAAAATTGAACAAGTTCAAAATTATGAATATTTGTGCAATAAGCAACAATTTCATCCAGATTTATGCCATTCTTTAAAAAATCAAAATCAAATAAAAGAATGTCAAAATATATGGAATGATGTATGTAATTTATATGATAAAAAATAAAATAAAATGTAAATATGTTTACTAACGTTCAACGATCATTTAAAAAAACATTAATAAATTATTAAATAATCATACCCTTTTTAAAAAATGGAAAATAATATTGTTAATTCAGACATAACAATTTCCACTACCAACAATATCACCGATAAACCAATTTGTAAATTTTTTATTAAAGGAGCATGTAAATTTGGAGAATCGTGTATAAATTCTCATGAAATTAAAAATAGAGAAAATATGCCAGAATGTGAACATTTTTTAAAAGGCAAGTGTAAATTTGGAAATGATTGTATATATGCACATAATAGTATTTCTCCTCGAAACAATTCCCGTAAAAACTTTACATGGCGAAGTGTAAATAAAGAAAAATCAAGTTTATCCATACCATATTATCAAATTTTAAAAAAATCCACAACTCCCACAACTCTCACAACTCTCACAACTCTCACAACTCTCACAACTCCCACAACAAACTCCTCCAAAAAAATATCCAAAACCTATTGTTGAAACTTGTGAAACTTGTGAAAATGATTTAATTACACTCTACACCCTTTGATTGCGAAACATGTAAAACTGAGTCATTATATCATTCACCTCTATCACCCCAACGAATGTTCCCAAACCCAATTATAAAAAAATTACAATTGATCTTCCTTCCTTTCCTTTTACTAATAATATAAATTAATCTAACTTCAAAAATTTTCAATTTTACTTTATTTTTAGACTTACAAACAAACAAAATCAAGAACAATACAATAAAAAAAAGTTTATTAATAAACACGTCATGTCAAAAAAAACAAAATAAAACAATTTTTTAATCAATACCATAACACCATCTTCACGATGGACAAGTATGATTTACATGTCTACATTTTAGACTATCAACTGAATAATCAAAGTTAGATTTTGTGACTTTTTCAACCAATGAAAAAAATTTAGGAGATAAAGTGTTTTTTTACATTTTTTGGAACAGATGAGGGATTTTTTTAACAAGACAGCAACATTTTATATTTTAATCTTTTTGTACGTAGTAAATTTTTAGCAAGTTTTCAATATCACTGTTAGTTATTATTATACTTGGGGTTCGATTTCAAAATACAAAAAAAAATGATTGATTTTAAATTAATTTTTCAATTAAACCAAACAAAAACAACCACAATATTACTATGCGTAGTAAAAAAAATATACGCAAATTTTTTTTACACCCAATAAATTTTTATTTTTACTAAAATGCGCCCAAACCAACTTTTTTCAATATGTTTTATAGTATGTGCAATATCAATGGGGATTCCTTCTTTGTATTTTTATTTTTATTTCACAAATTTAACAGATGAATTAAAATATGAAGAACAAACATGTACCATCACTTCAACTCAATTCATGTCAAATGTTAACAACAATATATACATTCATTATGAAGCCATTACAAACTCAAAAACACATCCTCAGATCGTTCATGCATGCACAACTTCTGCTTCACTTTTAAAATTTGGGAGTTTGGATGAAAATTTTTTCCAATATGGATATCAGTTTCAAAATAATATTATGATTTGGACATGTGGACATCAAACAAATTCACTTGCTTATGGAGAAACATTTAATTGTTCGGTGCGATCTTCTTCAAATTTTGGCGGAAGTGATGGAGTTTATATGGCTTTATTTGATCTAGGTGATAAGGTCAATAACAGACCTCAATGGAATATTCCGTATGTTGATTGGACTGGATATTATATTTTAGTAATTATTATGAGTTTAAGTTCTTTAATTTTTTTATACTTGAGCATTTTAATATATAAAAAAAGACAAATTACTATTCAGTCCGATCAACAAAATCAAAATGAAATAATTTCAAATATTTACAGGATTAGATACATTTTGCTTCGTATTAGTAGCGATATATTTTGCTGGATTATTTTATATTTTACACTTTTATCGTCATGTATCAAGTCAAATCAATCCGAGCAAGCAATTTGCAATATTAAAAACACGGGAGGACCATTATTTTGGGTTGTTTTATTACATTCTTTAGTTCTTTTTTGTTATATTTGTCTTGGAATTGTTTATTTTTTTATAAAATGTGGAAAAACAACAACAGAACTTATTTTATATGTGCTTATGACAACAATATGTTTTGTTAATTTACCTTTATTTATTTCATATTTTATTTTAAGTTTAGTGTATTCAATATTGTTTTTAATTCCGGTTATTTTATCTTTTTTTTGGTATTTTATTTACATGATTTTAAGGTTATAATAAATACTCTTGACATTATTACATAAAATTGATTTAAAATAAAACCAAAACCTAATTACAATAAAAAAATTGCATTATTGAATTTTTCCAAAAAAGACCCACAATATCAATCCAATTACTATGAGAGATATAATAGTTTGTATTTCCATATATTTTCTGTTACATATGGAGTTGGGGTTGGAGTTTGAATTATTAGAGTTTTGATTTTTATCCTTGTTAATGGCTATAATAATTAAATAAATTAAAAATATTAAAACAAAAATCCAATAAAATTGAATTAATCTACTACATACTATGGGAGATATACCAGTTAAATTACATATTAAATAAATTGTAAAATGAATAATTATTAAAATAATAATAAACGCCATAATATAATATTGTCGATTGTTTTTTGTAAAAATATTGTTCAAGTCGTTGCTATTATTATTATTATTATTTAATAAATCTTTAAACAATCCTTTGATTGATTTAATCGCACAAGGAAATAAATTTGATCCGTTAAGTGGACATTTATTATCGCTATCATCACTATTGTCAAATATAATAATTGGAAGATTATTATTGTTATTATTATTGTTGTTATTATTATTGTTATTATTATTGTTATTATTGTTATTATTATTATTATTATTATTATTATTATTATTATTATTATTGTTATTATTGTTATTATTATTATTATTATTATTGTTATTATTATTATTATTGGTGTTATTGCTATTGTTATTATTATTATTATTATTATTATTATTATTATTATTGGTGTTATTGCTATTATTGTTAAATCCCTCGACAATTACTTCCAAGTTTTGGTTTTGATTGATCGAGATTTCATTTTGTGAATCTTGTGTTGGAATTGAGACTGGAATTTGATTATTATTATTATTATTATTATTATTATTATTATTATTATTATTATTATTATTATTATTATTATTATTATTACTGTCTAATATAAACATTGAATTTTTTTTTTCTGGAAATTGCTCAGGAAATTGTTCAAGTACAACGGGAAAAGGTTGAGGTAAAGGAACAGCCTTGTCTCTAAATGGATTACGATCAGAAACAACATTACTTGGAACATCTACTCCCACTGCTTTTGGTTGAGTTGGTTCAGAAATTTGAATAGGAGATAAAGGATTATCTAAAAATCCATCATATCTTGCTACTTGTCCCAAAGATGAACTTCTATATGACGCATCATAAGGCATATAACCAAAACATTTATTTGATACTGGTTGTGGAGTATTTAAACAATCATACATGTTTAAAATATTTTGAGGAGAATATTGTTTTCCATTAATTGTATCTGCTGGCAAAGGTACAGATGGTAAAGATGGTCTTTCGTCAACAAATGGAGCAGCCATAGGGAAACAACCTAAATTTTCTCCCATGGGATGTTCTTGTTCATCTTTTTCTAAACTTGGATAAATAAATCCAATTCCTGGTGGAGGTGGCCAACGATTTCCAAGATCGCAAGTTGGTGGAATACATCCATTTTGAAGAGCATTGTCATATTGTAATTGATCAAATTGAGTATTTAATACTGCAGTTTTATTTATTTGACCATTTAGTGTTGCTCCCCATGGACCAACTTGACATTGTTGATAGGAAGGAATATCTCCTTGGTTTTGACTATCATATAAACTTGATGAACTACCAGCAGAATTACCTTGATTTGACATTTTATTATATTTTTTTTTCTTTTATTATGAAGAAAATAAAAAATTTATTAAAACTATTGACCTTTCTTTTGACCTGACTAAAAATTTGATTTCAAAATAAAAAAAAATGATTGTCTTTTAGGTGATTTTTAAACTTTAAATAAATGGTTGATTAATTTTAATCAAACTAATCAAACTAATCAAACTAATCAAACTAATCAAAATATTATAAATTTACTTTTCTCTATTTATATAATTTTATGGTCCTATGGCCCTGTAGTTTAGTAGTTAGGATAACAGTTTGTCGCATTGGTTACCAGAGTTTGATTTTTCTGCGGGACCGTTTATTTTATCATAAAAAGCCAACATATTTTTGCGAGTACAGGTTCGAGTTCTAGTCCTGTTGTTGGCTATATTTTTTTTTTGCAATTTTTATATTCTTTTATAATAAAAGATAATGTCATTAAAATCATCATTAAAACGGTCTTTAAAACAATCATATAATCGTACCCCACAATATCATAACCCATATCATAAATGTATATCTATTTTTAAAGAAACAAGTCCAAGTAGATCAATTGAAGATATGATTAGAGTTCGAACAATTTGCAATCAATCCTTAAAATATTTACTTGAAGAATTAAATATTCCGGAAACAAATGAATCAGTAACAATAACTAAAAAATACATTAATAAAATAAATAGAAAACTTGATCATTTACGTGAAATTCCATCTTGCAAAATTTGTAAAACTCAATCTGTTGAGTTGTTGAATGATGGATCAAATTCAAATCTGCACAAAATAAAAGAAATATCACATGAATGTTCAAATTGTATTGAAAATCAAAACAATGTATATATTACATATGATGGAATAAATAGTGGTAAGGATGTTCGACAAGACGCCTATGATATTTTATCAAAATTAGTAAAACTATATAAAAACAAAATATCTCAAGTTGATGAACATGCACAGAAATGTTTTCAATGTCGGAAAAAAAATTTAGAGTTTTTGTTACATTTATTAGATCTTAATTTAAAAACCAGACTTGCTGAAAATTTTGATTGGATTATTCCTTATTTAAAATGTTTAAATAATATGGTATATGATTGTGAAATTGAAATAAATTATGGTGTTAATATCGAATCCAAGGGGAAAAAAAATTTTAAAGAGTTCATTAAAACTATTATAAATTTAATATATTTAGAATTAATTAATCCAAAAAATCAAACTTATTATGATTTAATTAAAGAAAGATTGCAAAGTTTGATTAGGGTTTTTAATTATGAATTGAAGAAAAATTTTCAAACATAGTTAAAAAAAATTTATATTGTGTATTAAATACCAAAATGTGGAAAATTTATTCTTAACATGAAACTTGTAGGATAATGTATATGTGGCACAATCGGATGAGTGGTCATATAATTATCCAAGGGGTCGTGAGTTCAATTCCAACTAATTGCAATTCATTTCTTGACTTGAAGTTTCTTTCAGCAACAAAAAAATTAAATTAATATAAAATCAGTATGATGAATAACATTCTTAAAATTGAGTTGGCAATTTAAAGGGTGGGGGCAAAGACTGTAAGAAAACGGTCTTTTGCTTTTTTTATATTATCAATAAACAATTCAAACCAATTATTACACAATATGGAAATCTTATGATTTGTCACGCACAGACGGCTCACAGACGTCGCCTACCCACAAGACGGATTCTCCAGTTATTAAATTTCCAAACCAAAAAGTTTGGGTATTTGTGATGCTTCAGGTATGGCTCCGACATTACAAAATATATGATGCTAGTAATGTCAAGAATTTTGTTAATCATGCAAAATTTATTGATAAAACATGTAAATTTTGCATAATTAACAAACTCCATCTCTAACCCCATCTCCAACCCCATCTCTAACCCCATCTCCAAAACCACCCCCCCCCTACTCCATAATCTCAACGTCACAAGTAATAAAAGAAAATACAAAAATTATCTTTTAATTTATTAATAAAAAACGAACTAACAATATAATCCATGTTACTAATAATCCAGTTTTTACAAATGGATCCATAACAAAACCAAACACAATATTTTTATTTGATGGTGGTTGTTCCTCCTCCTCCTCCTCCTCTTCCTCCTCCTCTTCCTCCTCCTCCTCCTCTTCCTCCTCCTCCTCTTCCTCCTCCTCCTCTTCCTCCTCCTCCTCATCCTCTTCCTCCTCCTCTGCCTCCTCTGCCTCCTCTTCCTCCTCTTCCTCTGCCTCTTCCTCCTCCTCATCCTCATCCTCCTCCTCTGCCTCCTCTGCCTCCTCTGCCTCCTCTGCCTCCTCTGCCTCTTCCTCATCAACAATATCTTCCTCCTCCTCATCAACAATATCTTCATCATCCTCCTCTTTATCTTTATTTTCATCCTCTTCTTCTTCATAACAACATGCACCATCACATTTAAGATTGTTCATCATTTGCATCATTCGCATCATTTCAATTAAATTTGGTGCATTATTATTTTTATTTTCTGTATCTGATGATCGTGAGAAAGGAGAAGATAATAAAAATTCCTTACGTAAATTTTCAAGTTTTTTATCTGTACTTGTGGCAATATTTGAATTATCATCTAAGCAAAAACTACAATCAAGTCCAGTAATATCAGAATTATCACATTCATTATTACACTCGTTATCGTTATTTTTTTGTTCGTTTTGAATTGAAGAATTTGTATTCATGTTTATTTAAAAATAAAAATAAATTTATTTATTATAATCATAACGCGCCAATTTTTTTTATATTTTATTTTTGCGTATATATTTACAAAATAAAAAAAAATTACAAAAAAAAAAGAAAAAAATGAATCAAAATTTATATCTACCAATTTCACCACCACAACCACCACCACAACCACCGCCCCCACCCTCACCATATAATCATAATAACATTAAACAATACGATTATTTCAAACCACCTTCCAATGTATCAACATCTTCATATTTTGCAGTATCATCATATCAACAAGGACCTAAAGGAGAATGTCCAAATTGTTTACAAGGAATAAGTTTTTTTAATCTTCCAAATGAAAATTCAAATACGATTTTTTGTTATTCTTGTAAACAACCTTCACATAAATGTCCAATTCATAAAGTGACAATTCAAGGAATGGGAATAAGTTTCGACGATCCAAAAAGCAAACAATGTCAATGTAATATTGGACAATCTTTTTTAGGTGATAATCGATGGGATTCTTGTTTTAATTGATAGATTTTTTTTGTTACGTAGTCAAGTTCATATTTCATAAAAAAATCATTAAAAAAAAAATAAAAAAAATTTTTCCTAAACATGAATTGGATTCCACCAACAATAACTGGTTTAAAAATATATCCTACGGCTTCGGATGGTCATTGTTTCTTTAAAAGTATACAAATTATATTACAATCAATTGGTATTCATAAAACAATTAAAGATCTTCGAGAAATTGTTGCAACTCCAATTCTTAATCCATATGATATTATAACAAATGAAACAATAAAAAATTGGATTGAATTATACTATTTTGCTTTAATAGAACAAGATATTCAATTACTTGATGAGTATAAACACATGAAGGGAGTACTAAATCAAAATGAAAATCATCATATAAATTCAAAACAAAGGACAATTATTTATAAAAATATGCTAACTTCAGAGTATTGGGGAGAACAACATGCATGTAGAATTATTGAAGAACAAACTCAGATGAGATTTTTAATTTTTAATGGAGATATGAAAAAACCTCAATTGACATGGTATCAATCGCACCTTTTTAAACCAACTCATTTTTGTTTTTTATTTCTTCTAGGACAACACTATATGCCTGTTTCTTGGCATAATAAATTTATATTTACATGGGAAGAATTATCAAATGATCTTCAATATTTTTTTACACAGGCCTATAAACCAATTAAAACTTGAACAATTTCACCCATACTGTTACCAAAAACGGGGGTAAAAAAATTAAAACCAATGTATTAATTGTGCTTCTTTCACTAATTTTATCATCTGTTTTATCATTTGTAAATATTCTATTATCATATGCATAAAACCATAAAACGCATAAACCCACAATTAATATACTCACAATAATGAATAAACCAACTGACATTTTCATTAACTAATGAAAAATATTAGAATAAAATTCGGCGTCAAATAAACGTAGCAGCATTTTATTTATGACATATAAAATAAATCTGAAAATTTAATTTTTTTTCCTTGTTGGATAAATTCATCAAATTCAATTTCAATATTTTGTTTACAAAAACCAAAATACAATAAAAAATAATTAGTATCATGAAAAGATACAAAACTGCAATTTAATTTAAAACTTGATTGCGATTCTAATATTGCATAATCAGGATGGAGGTTTGAAATATAAATAAATGTTTCACCCAAATGATTTTGTTTGCTCCATATAGGCTGATTTAATGCTGCCGATTCAATCATATATTTATAACTTTGAATTGTTGGAATAGTTAAAGGAGAAAAACTTGGATCTGGTTGATGACTTTCTTCTGCTAAAATAGAAACGACTTTTTCTAATAAAAGGTGGCTTGGTTGTAGAGGCTTAATTTTAAATCTTTTTTGCTCATTTGTTACATTGTTGTAATGATTATTTACATTATTGTCATTAATATCAATTTGTAAAAAATGGCGAAAAATTTGGAAAGCATTATTATTATTATTATTTGAAATATTATCTGATCTAATAATATTATTGTGTCCAGGTCCAATATCATGATTATATGGTTGGTTATGATGATGATGATGATGATGATGATGATGATGATGAATTTCCGGCATTATGTATTTCGTTGTATTTTTTTTTAAATTGTGGTTATGGTTATGATTATGGTTATGATTATTTCTGGATGATTTAAATGAAAATGGAAGAGAAAACATTTTTGAAATTTAATATTTTTTCTTCTTTTTTCCTCTATTAATATTTTTTCTTCTTTTTCCCTCTAATAATCTTTTTTTTTATTTAACGTAGTAAATATAATAATATTTTATTAATATGAAAAAATCACTCTTTTATATTATTTCATTTTTTTTATTTAAACATAATCATGGAAATTTTTGAATATGTTGCTCAACTGTCTCAGAAATGCATGAGATGTTCAAGATATATCATGGGAGGAGAAAGTGTTATTTTAGATCCATTATATAAATCTGATTTTTTCTATTCTCATGAATGTTGTGTAAATAACAGTGTCAAAGTTTCAAAAACTCGATTAAAACAAGAAGACAACAACAATGACAACAACAATGACAACAACAATGACAACAACACAGTCGCCACCATTACCGCCTTTAACAAGTGTTGAGAAAAAAAAATAATATTACCAACAAAAAAACATGTTAATAAAAAAGATAAAATGTCAAAGTCAAAATCTGAATCTGAAAATAATAATTCAAATCATATTTTATCACTTTCAAGTATTATTGGTATTGTTATTGGCGCTATAACTTTTATAATTATTTGTTTTTTTATTTACAGATATGTTTATTTACCAACGCACAATACAATTAAAAACCCATTAGAATCTGTACAAAGTCAAAATTTTAAATCTCTTAAAAATAAATATCCCAATATTTTATAAATAAATCTTTTAATAAAATTAGTTTGGTTTTGTTATTATGGTGGTTAGTTTAGTTTGTAAATTAAAAAAAAACAATAAAACCCAAATCAACCACAAATAAAAAAAATGATTGAGATTGATTTTGAATTTTAAGCAACTCAATAGGTGGAAAGAAAAGTCTATATTTTTTAACAAATTTTCCCTTTATGAATGAACTTAATTATTTGACTAGGATGTTTTAATAAATTTGCTTTGATTATAGTATCTATATAAAAATGTGGACAAATTTTCAAATTATCACATTTTTTAACAATTGCATACATTAAATTTCCTAAATAAGCAACTCCTCTTCCAAATAATAAAATAGCATTATTACTACAATTCCCAATATCTTCAGAATACCGAATAATATCAAGAAATAAACCTGCAAAATATAAACCAAACTCATTTTTATAATTAAGTATATTTTCAGATATTTCTTGTAAATGTTGTTCTGTATATGAGTTTACATTGCATATTTCCCACACTAATTTAACAAATTTTTTTGATGTAATAATATTTTGTTCATGTAATTTCTTATTTTTTGGTGTATTTAAATTTTCAGGTTTAATTTGATGAAATTGTCCACTTACAATCATTGCACTAATCATTAAACATTGTTGTGTTTTTGTCAAAACTCCACAACTTCCATAATCAATAATGTGAAAATTATTTTCCTTGTCAACAATAATATTACCAGGATGAAGATCGGAATGAAAAAATCCATTTTTTCCCCCCCACAATGTTTTTTTCAACCACATACTGTTCAGAATATTAATATTTTTATAAATTTTTTGTACATTTTCTTTAGTTATCGAAATTTTATCAAGACTTTTACCTTTGGCATATTCTAATATCAATACTGGGAATGGATTTGTAGCAACTTGAATAGCAATTGTTGATTTAATAGGTCCGTTAGGTTGATTATATATTTCATAACCAATAACAGTGTTATTAAATTCTCCTTCGTAATCAAACTCTTTTGTAAATTCTTTAATAAAAAACATTAATAATTTACGACATTGCATTATATATTTTTTATTTCCTTGGGCAAATTCAGATAATTTTTTCCAAGCATCTGTTAGCAAAAAATCAACTTCACATAAAAAATAATAAGCATAGATTGGTTTTATGAATTTCATAACTGCTTCCACATTATATTCATCTGAAAAAGTAAGATGAGTTTCGGCAATACTTGCTGATCCTAATGTTTTTGGATTCATTTTTTGAATATAAGAAGGATTGATATCAAGATTTTCAAGTATGAAATTATTTTCTTCAAGTGTTAAATTTGGTACATTGGAAAATATATCTGATGTTATCTCTGATACTTTAATATTTTTTCCAATCTTATTTTCATTTGATGTATTGATTTGTTGTAAAATTTTTAAAATAAAAGGACCAGATCCTGCCAACATTGACTTTAATAAATCTTTTGTATAGTCAACGGTTTTAATTTTTTCATTTCCCCCCTCACTTGATAATATGGTTTTCACATATGTTTGCATTTTACTAAATGTCAAATCCATATTTAAATGAATAGGCCATAATCGAACATTATTTTTAAAATATAAACTTATAAGCGTTTTAAATAATATTGTTTGTTGTATGGTCATCCATGAAGCATTTCCAATAAAATCATCGACATATTTAGCAGATAATAATAATGTACTTATAGATGATATTCCAGATGGTTCAAATAATCCCAAACGATACATTTTTTTGGTTTTATATTTTTCGTATAATTTTGGAGATTCTTTTTGCCAAAATGGATTTTTTTTATTATTATTTATCCAATAATCGTCATCTAAAATATCATTCTCATTTAACATGATTGTATTAATTTTTTCAACTATTGAATTCATTTTTTTTGAATAATATGAAAATCCTTTTTCTTTCATTTCTTTCAGAATATCCATGCGTATTTTTTCAAGGTTTTTTATGTCATAAGGAGAATTTAATAATAAAATTTTTTTTAAAAAAGAATGACTCATGTCTGACTTATTAATTTTATTTATTTATTAATATTTTAATTTTATTTATTTATTCAACATATGGTTCGAAAATAATATGGGCATAATTAATACTATTTTTCAAAGGTATTGAAAGTTTAAAAGGTAATGCCAAAGGATAATTTCTTGGAGATTTTGATGGATTTATAATTGCTTTCCAACCAATTGAATGTAAATATTGCTGTAAAGTATTAATTTGATTCAAAGTTAAAGTATCAATACATACATCATCTCCATACAGAAAAACCATTCCATGAGTTAAAAATTGACCAAGAATTCGAAATATTTGATGACTTGAATATCTACTATCCTCTTCTTGAACATCCATTTGATATGTATGTGGTGATTTAGGAGGTTCGGAAAATATTGTTTTAACAACTTCAAGAATATCTTCACATTCAATAATATTAGTGTTCATTTATTTATTTTATTTTATTTATTTTTGAATAATTTAAAAATCTCCATTACGCATATGAAATACAAAAAAACTAACAAGACCAAATAAAACATCAACAAGTAAAAAAATCCAACCTTTTCTTTGTTTTTGAAAAGCACACCATGCAAATAATCCCCATAAGATTGCATGAACAGGTCTTATATTCGTCCACCAAATTTTATCCCCAAAGACTTCTGCTCCTGTTGTTCTTGAACAAGTAAAAAATAAATAAAACCATGATATTGATAATATTAATGCCCCTACACCCATCCAAGGCAAGTAATGCATTGGAATATGAATTGCCATATAAACCAATGCAAATCTAACAACTATACAACCAAATATAAATAATAAAAATCTTTTTTGAAAATTATTTGCCATGTTTATTTTATTTCATAGATATGAAAATTAAAAAATATATAACTACAGAATGAATTACAATAATTTTACCAAAAAAAATATTAAAACTCACAAGTATCAAAATCACAAATAGAAATATTCGACACAATAACATCAAAATCGGGAATTTTTTTTTTTAAATTTAACATATAGTCAGTTGGAGCAGAAGATTTATAATTTTGAATCAGGGAAAATTTGATCATTTTTTTTCTTCTTCCTCCTTCAAGTTTTTCTTTATAAACCGAAAGAATTGGAGTTATTTTGAAAATATTCTTGGTCAAAATCTGCCTTCTTTTAATTTTGGGTTGGTAAATTTTATAATATCTTTAGAAATTAAATAATTTGTTTGTTCATTTAAATTCAATAAACAATAAACAATAAACAATAAAAAGATAATAAATTTATTTATCTAGGAATGTTAAACGTTTGTGTTATTTTCCAATAATCAAGTGACATTGATGAAGTCCCTACAGTTGAATTTGATTTTTTGACACTAAAATAAGATAAAAACGGACCTATTGTTATACCAACAGCAGATGTAACAGGTACGTTGTTATCAATGGTCATGGTAACCAAATTACTCGTTATGACTAAAGATACACTGTACCAAACCCCTGTTGTGAAACTTATGTTAGAAATAACTTGATTGCTAGTTGTATAAAGTTGCCAAAAATTAGAAGTTGAATCCACCACCACATTAATCCCTTGATTAAAAGTCCCAATACTTCCACTGGGCGAAAGTCCCACCACATAATAATCATTGGTTGTGGGTACATCATTAAACTTGATTCTAAATTGTAACTTTAATGTTCCTGTGTTTGTAGTTACGGATTGTGAAGGCTTAAGCCAAGTAATGATTCCATCACTAGATAATGTATTGGTGGCCGTCAATTTCAAGACACCAATTGCATTGGCTGCATTTTCTGCGATACTGTTTACAGATGAATTGCTTTGCGTAGATGCAACTTGCCACCACACAGTATCTCCGCCAGTTAAAATTCCATCAGTTGATAATGCTGATATTGGGCCGTTAAAAAAATCATCGTAACAATATGCAGAAGTGTTAGGAGTAATCGACGGAACGGTTGTTATGGCATTAGTAATTTGTCCTTGACCATTGATGGTTAGTAATGGATTGATATAAGTACCTGGAACTACGCTTGTGTTTGAAAGATTTATGGTACATGTATCTCCCACAGTATTGGCTGTAATACCTGTACCCGAATTTATAGTCTCGATTACTAATGATGACGAAATATAGGTGATTCGGCCTTGTGAATTTACAACTACTACAGGTGCCGTATATTTACCTTCTATAATACCAGTGTCAGTCATATTGATAACATTATTACCATTAATTAGAGAGAGATTTAATCCTGCACCTGCCACAAAACTACAACTATTACCAGAAGATGTCCCCCAATCAAGTTGAATATTATCCCCGTTTATGGACGAAACAATAAGGTTATCAGCAGTGGTGGGTATATTTAAAGGGAAAGTTAAAGCATATTTTTCCCCATTGGTATCAGCATTTAGACCAATCTTGTTATTTAGAACGACTGTTTGGGCATCAATGTCTTTAATAAATGCGTTTTGAGCATCAACGGATTTAATAAAGGCTTTTTGGGCTACAATGCTTTGTGAAGTATTATTTTGTTTAACCACTAAATTTGAATATGTACGATCTTGTAAAACATATCCGATCGATCTTTGTTGACTTGTCATGGATGATTTTTTTGGAGAAGATTTATTATTTTATTTATTATTATTATTTATTATTATTATTTATTATTTTATTTATTATTTTATTTATTATTTTATTTATTATTTTATTTATTATCTAGGATTGTTATCAACCACTGATAAAGTTACATAATCGATGGACGTTGATGTCGTCGGTGTTCCCCCAGAACTAGAAGAGGTTTGATTAATCCGAATGTCCGTATCTATCTCATTGAGTGTTGGTATAAAATCAGGAAAACCTGGTGTTATTCCACTAGTTACTATTTTGACATTATCAATATAGAAAGATAGTATAGGATGGGGAAAACCTGGTGTAATGATGATAGTATATTTATACCATTGACCCAAAACAGGAATAATAAAGGGGAGAGCAAAACTATTATTATTATATCTAAGAAAAAACCCCACTAATGAATTATAAAAAATTTGCGCACCACCATTTACTACATTACTCCCAGCAGTTACAGCACCAATACTATTAAATCTTAGTCTTATTTCAAAAATCATAGTTTGATAAATAGTACATTTGCTGAGGCCTTTTTTAATAGTGATGCTACAGATTCCAGTAGTAGTAGTATACAAAGTCAAAACCCCACATTCATTACTACTGACTGTGTTTTCTGCCACACTATATGCATCTCCCCCCACCCCAACAAGACTTGTATATTGATTCCATAATGTATCTCCACCCATCAATGCTCCGTTGTTGCCACGAAAAGGGGTAACTGGTCCATTAAAAAAATCATCATATATATAAGCACTATTGACTGGACTATCTTGAATAGTTTCGTACGCATTGGTGATTTGACCTTGTTGATTAACAGTTATTGTTGGTGAACTATAAGTTTCGGGGACCACTGTCGTATTGTTAACACTAACAAGACTAGTAGTTACTTGATCATTGACAACTGAAGATACAGTAATACCTGTACCAGAATTAATAGATTCAACAATCGTATTATTCTCAACTTGTGTAATTTGTCCTTGATTATTCACACTTAAAGTTGGTGTAACATCATACACCCCAGGAGTAACTCCAGTATCTGTAACCTTGTATACAATACCTGTTTTTGTAATCCCAATTCCAGGAATTAATGACATTAAAAATATATTTTTATTTATTAATAATTAAAAAAATATTTCACTATCATCTAGGATTGTTAGTGTTGGGTTGTGGAGCAGGGAAAAACAGTCATTGATATTTATTTAGCAACATTACGAGGGTTTAGTTGATTTTTTTTTTTAATTATAAAGTTCCATCGACTGTTAAACAATATTTTTTTTAATAACCAATACTATGAAAATTATATTTTTTTTATAAGGTATTAAATTAAAACTAAAACTTTATTAAAAAAAAATGTTATTGTCAACTCCATCCCCAGTTATATCTTCGGCATCAACTAGAGGACCTCCTTACACTTCTTCTGTTTCTCCAAAAGAAAAAATTACATCAACAACTCAACAAATCACAAGCATCGTAAAATCTGATGCCCGTGTTCTTCCTTCTGCTTCAATGCCAAGAAGTTTTTCGGCTCATAACACCAGTGATATTGCAAATGCAAGCACTCATTTTTCTGGTGATGCAAAATATAAAATTGACCATCCTAATGCTTTGTGTGTTACCTCTGTTGCAACAAGCAATTTAAATGAATTATGTACATTGGCTTTCGAACAAAATCAAAACGGAGATTCTGTTTGTGCTTGGCGAGGTAATTATGTTGTTAGCATAGACGATGAAAATATTCCTGCTGGTGGAATAAAAGAATGTGGAAAAACAAAGAATTCTGATGAAATTTGTGTTCCCAAAGGAACAGTAGCCTTTCCTTGTGGTGTTATTTCTGGAGGAGTTAATGTGGGAGGAGGAAATTATTCCATGACACCAACTTTTATTGCAATTCCAAAATCACAAGCCGATCTTTTATTGAATGGATATGGAAATTGTTATAGTGCCAATCCTCATAATGCAGATAAAAAATATGGTTATGTTAAAACATCCAATTTTAGTGTTGCATATTCAAATCCTTATCAAGCAGGTATATAAAAATATTTCTAAAATTCAATTTTTTTTTTCTAATACAAATAATAAAATTAATAATAAAAATTTCAGAATCAAAATGATAAAAATTTGATGGGCTGGTTTAAAGCCATGTGTGATAAGAAAATTAAGTTGGAAATTTCAAATGTTATTTTGATAATCTTGCTTGGATGTATGAAAACTGTCAGGGTGTAGCAATGGATTGGATTATAAAAAGACAATTGAACTCTATGAACAATCAAATCAAAAAACACCCACAATATATTTAAAATACATTACTGTTGACCTTCCTTTACTTTGTAAGATTAAAAATCAATATATTTAAAATAAAACTATTCAACTTATAATTATTTTAATTTTTTTTTTATATTTTACCTTGTAAACTTTTACGACTTTGATATCGTCTTTTTGCGATAATGTTTAACATTATTTCAAGTTCATCTTGATTCAATGGTTTGCTTAAAAATGCATTAAATCCTGCTTGTTTGCATTTCGTTTGAGTTTCATTTGTTAACATGGCTGTCACGGCCACAATTGTAGGTAGTAAAGATTCATATTTATCTAGAGTTCTCTTGAGATTTTTTGGACATCGACCTTTGTGATAATTTAAAATTTGAATTCCAGCAGAAATTCCATCAATAGAAGGAATAAGTAAATCCATTAAAATAACATCATATACTTTACATACTGCTTTCTGAATGGCTTCAGGACCGCTTTTGGCTGTATCAATATTTTTATACCCCAATTTTTTCAAAATTTCAATCACTAAAAACATATTATGACTATTATCCTCAACTACCAAAATATCAAGAGGTTGGGTACAGGGAATATTTCCAGGTGTTGAATTTAATTTTAAAGTTTCAATCAATGATTTAATTATTACATATCCAGATTGTGTTTCATTAAAAATATCATTATTTGACAAGATAATTGGACCATTATTTTCTGTGACTGTATCCCACTCTTTTTTTAAACCATCATCTTTTTCCAACAAACATAATGGAATTTGCCCTTCCTTCACCAACTGCACAAACTCTGGAGATTCATCTGCCAAGGCCAAATCAAAAAAAACATGATTCATATAAGTTTTACATTCTTCAATATTTGAGCATGTAAATGGTTTCATTTCGGCTTTAATTAATTCATGTAATATTTTTAATCTTCGTTCCTTTTGAGGATCAAGTAATAATATATGTTTATCTTTTAGTGATATCATAATTAATTCTTTTTCTTTTTTTAATTTAAAATTTTCACTTGGAGGTATAAAAGGAATGTAAAAATAAACACACGTGCCTTTTCCAACCACACTATGTTTAATATTTATATCTCCTCCCATCAATTGACATAATTTTTTACAAATTGCCAACCCTAATCCAACCCCTTCACATCGTGGTTGTTGAACTTTAACTTGATAAAAACTTTTAAAAATATTTTTTTGTTGGTCTAAAGGAATTCCTGAACCAGTATCTTCAATTTCAAAATGAATAATTGGTGGCGATTTTTTATGATAATTGGATGCTGTATGTTTGGTCTGCAAACCATGAACACCATCACCATCATCAATATTATAAATTTTAATAGTTATTGAACCACAATCAGTAAATTTTATTGAATTGTGTACTAAATTTAATAAAATTTGACGAATGCGTTTTTTATCGCCAACAATGTAATGCGGAACAGATTTTGAAATATCAAAATGCAAAGATATTTTTTTTTCTTGAACATTAACAAATACAAGATCATGAATTTCTTCAACACAAGACCGCAAATCAAAAGGTTCAGATTCAAGCGTTAGTTGATCACATCCCATCTTTGAAAAATCTAATATATCATTAATCAATTCTAATAATTGATTTGTACATTCAGAAATAACTGAAATATATGATTTCTGTTCATCACTCAAAGGTAAACTTTCTTTTAATATTCTACTAATTCCAACAATACCATTCAGAGGAGTTCGAATTTCATGACTAATAGTACTTAAAAATAAATCTTGAGAATTTGATGTTTCTTGCGAAATTTGGTAAAATCCAATAATATTTGATGCTGTTATTGGAATTAATGGTTTTATCCATTGCTTAAATTGATCATTTGTTTTTAATGTTGCATTTTCAACACCAACAACTCCGCAAAATTTGTTTTTAAATGTTAAAGGAATAATTACCCAGTTTGATTTTAAATGGTGAGGAATAAATAATGTATGACGAGAATCATACATAAAAATTTCATTTAATTTAATGTTTGATTTTAACCCAACTTCTGCAATGTATTTCATTTTTTTTGTTTCGGGGCATGTAACAAATATTATGTATCCGTAATGTCCATGAGATACTTTTAAAATATTTTCTAATAATAACTGGCTCATTGCTTCAACTCCCATTGAATGATGAGATGACACAAAAGTATCTAAACAATAATTTATTTGAAGATATAATTCATTGTCTTCTATTAAATTTAATGATTGTGGTGGTGATAGTGGTGATAAAGGTGGTGGTGGTGGTGATAGTGGTGGTGGTGGTGATAGTGGTGGTGGTGGTGATAAAGGTGGTGGTGGTGGTGATAGTGGTGGTGGTGGTGATAGTGGTGGTGATAGTGGTGGTGGTGGTGATATTATATTATCTAAAAAATCCATATTTTAGTTTTACTATTTTTTATTCAAAAAAATGATTTTTTTTTTATGCAACAAAAATATTTTAATAAAAAAAAATTAATTATTATAATTTGTAAAGCGCATGTAGTGATTATGTTGTGATTGTGATGTGATTGTGTTGTGATTATGTTGTGATTATGTTGTGATTATGTTGTGATTGTGATGTGATTGTGTTGTGATTGTGATGTGATTGTGTTGTGATTGTGTTGTGATTATGTAAAATATTCGAAAAAGTTCAAAAAGTTCAAAAAGTTCAAAATGCCAAATTTAATTGTCGAAGAATTACCGTTTGGAGATGATGATATCGACAAAGTCATTCAATATATTCCAAGTAACGTCAATAATGTCAATGTCGATAATAACAACAAAATTTTTCGTGCATCTGAAATAAAATGTTGTGAGGATTCAAAAGTTGGAAAAAAATCAATCATGATTATTGATAAAGATTTTAGAAAATCTAAAAGTTATAGAAATGCTTTTAAAATTAAAAACAATTCAGAATCATATCAAACTCGATATATTCAAAAAATTTGTCATACCTATTTTTCAAATGTTGAATTTGGAATAGGACACAAACATCAATATGATGAAGGGGATTTTATGAAACCACATTACGACTCGAAATTACCAGATCAAAATAATTTACCTCATATTATGACTTTGGTGATTTTAACAGAATCTTATAAATTTATCCAAGGAGGAAAATTAATTGTCGATGGAAGAGAAATTTGTGGGAATAAATCATTATGTGTTATGTTTCCTCTATCAATGTTACATGAAGTTACGCCAGTTACATCCTCGGGCATTCCTAGAATATCATATTGTTTTCCAGTTTATGGTAAATACAACCCTAAAACAATTGATTTAAAAGAATATATACCAAAATTTCCAGTATTGCCAATCCCTTTATATGTTACTGCGCAAATAAATAAAATTATTAACGAAATAGAGACTTCTGATGACATAAATTTAAACTCGAAATATCAAGAAGTTTTTGGATACATAAAGGCCTTGTGCAATATCTCAATTAATAATCTTTTTGCTTTTTTTTTAAAAAAAGAAGGATATTATCTCGACAATGATGATAATGATGACAATGATGATAATGATGACAATGATGATAATGATGACAATGATGATAATGATGACAATGATGATAATGATGACAATGATGATAATGATGACAATGATGATAATGATGACAATGATGATGATGATGATGACAATGATGATAATGATGATGACAATGATGATGATGATGATAATAATGATAATAATGATAATGATAATAATAATAATACACCACCACTGGTTGTGGTTACTTACGAATTGAAAGATTCGAACGATATTATAAAGAAATTTATAACAAATGATTACGCCCTCCCTCAAAATGCTTCAAATGTTAAAATTAAACCACTGAATATTTTATTACTGCTCGAATATATTGTTTTATGTATCAATCAAAAATATAATAATAATAATAATAATAATAATAATAATGCCGGGGATAATGATGAAGATAAAACTGACAACAACAATAAAGCAATTGATATAAATAGTATTGATAAAATTTTTAATACTGTTACACCACCTTTTGTTATACAACTAAGCGGAAGATATTATAAAACAAGTCAAGTTTCAGACATGAACAATATGGATCAGCAACTCTACAATTATTTAACATCAAAAAAAAATTTAAATGTTAAATTTATCCCTGAATTTATTTATACAAATATTAATGAATATGATTCATCACCACGAAGTTTTAAAGTTTACACTTGGGATTGTGGAAAACTTAAAATGGGTTTGCCACATGTAAACAATCTTGTCGACCATATTGATTCAGAATTTACAGATTCAATTGAATATGAACCCCGATTTTCAAGAGTTTGTGGAGTTTTGATTGTTGAAGACTGTGATATTTGAAAAAAAGAAAAAAAATGTTAAAAAAAAAATAATATTCATTTAAAATAAAAAAAAAGTTTATTTATGGCACATGTATTTGAAAATTCACTTTATGCAATTATATTTTTGGAATTTTGTATTGCTTTAATAATTATATCAGTAACAAGCAAAACATTATCTCCTCTGTCACGATATATTAAACAAAGAGGAGATGATGACACAATTATTTATTTTTCTGTAATTGCAATTGGTACTTTATTATGGCCAATGTTATGGTTTTTTGCTTTGGGTCCTGATATAGTTAAAAAATGTCCCACATTATTAATTGCTTTATTATGGCCTATTGGTTTGGGAATATTTCAACTTTATGATATATATTATGATCGATGTGAAAATATTGAAGATCATCAATCTCACAGGGCTTCGCTTATAACAGGAATTACAGGAGATACAGCCACTATTATTACTGTCAGTTTCGCAATTGGAACATTATTTATTGTATTAGGAATTAAACAACAATTATTTTCTCCAGCCAGATTGTTAGTGATTGGATTAATTATTTGTATTGGATTAATTTTCCCAACTAATCACTTTGTGGATAATAATCAGCAATACACAACTTATGTAAGAGTTGCCCAAAGAGTGTTTGTTAATTATTGTATTGGATTTATTATTACTGCTTTGATTGTAGCGGTGACAAATTGCATTGAACAATCCAATCAATCCCTTGGCCAACCAACTCAATCCAATCAATCCCTTGGCCAACCAACTCAATCCAATCAATCTTTAAATCGTAATAAAACCCTCAATTATTTATTGTAAAGAATAACATAAAATACATTGTGGTCAAAAGAAAAATCAACAGAGAGTAAAAATATTAATTTATTGAATTATTTGAAGAGATGGTTTCGGAGGTTCGACAACAGTCAATCCTGGTGATGGAGGAGGATTGGCTGGTTGAACAAGTGTTGATTCTTTTTCATTTTGTTCTAATATAGCCTTTTTAACAGATTGATCAAGATACATATATGCTTGTTCTAAGTGATTTAAAAATAATACATAAGATCTTTGAGTATAAGGATTTGATGATAATCTTAAAAATAACAAACCCCAACAAGCCATTAATTTAGCATGATTGTGAATGGCTGTCATAGATTGAGTTTGATTAGGATGAGATTCTAATTTAGCCTTTTCATCTTCACTGATAATATTTTGTTGTTTTGCTAAAGATACAAAAATATCAACGGCTTTGTTTGAACTTTGTGAAAAAATATCATCAAGTTGTTTAGTAACAAGTTCACACCATTGTGTACAGTTTAAATGTAATACTGGAGGTGATGATTGAGATGTTTCTAAAAGATCTGGTTTTTTTGAATCCATTTAAAAAAATAAAATATATTATTATTTGTTTTATTAATTAATAAAAAAAAAAGTTTAAATAAACGCATATTGGCTTTTCTTTTGACCTGAATAAAAAAAATGATTAATTTGATTTCTAATTTGATTTCTAATTTTTTTATTGATTGGTAAGATTGAAATTTTGATTTAAAAAAAAATTAAAAATCGAAATCAAACTTTTAGTCTCACAAAAGAGAGGAAGATCAAAATAAACTTATTAAATTATTATGATCCACAACTAGTACAAATATCATCATTACATTCATAAGTTTTTCCATTTTTTGTATATATCTTAGGCTTTTTAATAGTTGTAACAGTAGTAATATTATCACCATCATCATCACCATCATCATCACCATCACCATCACCATCACCACCATCACCATCACCACCATCACCATCACTTGACTCGTGTAATTTTCTTTTGCAAGTATCTTCCGTTTTAATTTTATTGACGTTCATACCACCACCATCATTACTTGACTCGTGTGATTTTTTTTCTTTATTATCACCACCACTACCATCACCACCACCATCACCACCACCACCACTAAGATTCTTTGTATTACTATTACTATTACTTTCTCTTGACAAATTGGATTGTTCCACTAATTTTGGATCAATAGTTATTTTTTGGGCTGATGCCAGGGCTTGAGATCTTAGATAATACATTCCAGTTTTCAATCCCTTTTTAAAAGCATACATATGCATATTATATAAACTTTTTCTGGTTGGATGTTTCATCCAGACATTCATAGATTGAGATTGATCAATAAAGGCTCCTCTATCAGCAGCCATATCAATAATTGGTTTTGATTTAATTTCATATGCAGTTTTAAACAAGGCCTTTATATCATCTGATAACCCTTCAATATTTTGAACCGACCCTTCATGTGCAACCAAAGTATCAAAAAATTCATCCCCCCACAAACCTTTTTCGGATAATAATCTAGCCAAATGTTGATTTACCACAATAAAATCTCCTGAAAGTGTTCTTCGTGTGTAAAGATTGCTAGTATATGGTTCAAACGCTTCATTAAAACCCATAATTTGTGATGTGCTTGCAGTTGGCATGGGAGCAATCAATAGGGAATTTCTTACTCCAAATTTATTCAAATTTGTACGTAAAGTATTCCAATCCCATCTTGAACTTGGTGAGACTCCCCACATATCAAATTGAAGAATACCCTTGGATGTGGGAGAACCAGCATAAGTTTCATATGGGCCACTTTTACTTGCTAAATCAATTGATGCAGTCAAAGCCGCATAATAAATTGTTTCAAAGATATCCCTGTTTAGGACTCTTGCTTGATCGCTTTCAAAAGGACATTTCAATAACGAAAATACATCAGCCAAACCTTGAACTCCAATACCCATGGGACGATTACGCATATTTGAATTTTTTGCTTCCTGAATAGGATAATAATTTAAATCAATCACGCGATTTAAATTTTGAGTTATGACATTGACAACATCGAATAATTTTTTATGATCAAATTGATTATTCTCGACAAATGAAGGTAAACAAATTGAAGCCAAATTACACACGGCAATTTCATCTTGAGATGTATATTCAATAATCTCTGTACAATTTCCAGTTAAAATACCATTGAAAACCCCCCTATGTAATTCTGGTTCATTAAAACAAAATGTTGGAGTCGACTTAATATTACTTTCAATTTTTGTAACTGTAACCGTAATAGTATTGGGTTTTGGTGTGTTTATCGCCAATGATTTATTTTCAGTTTTAAATCCCATCATTTTAAGAGAATCAATGTCAGACGATGTAATAATCAAATCTGTTCCGACAATTGTAGGATAAATTCCACATGTATGAAATAACAACCTTAATTGTTCCAGCAAATAAGATGGACAATTTTTAAATGTTAATGTTTTATTGGATGTTTCGGTTTCATATCCTTCTACATAACCTTCTAACCATTTTATCTTGTTGTCTAATGTCCCATTAATAGGAACATAAATCGTTGAATATTTTGTTTTGCCTCCACTTGTAAATCCTTCATAATATGGATTAGTTAAATTATGTAAAGGATTCATAATAAAATCTTGAGGTGAAGGGAGATTAAAATGAATTATTTCTTGTCCAATGGACAATTTATGAGTTGGGATTGGAGTTGGATTGTCTTGTACGTAAAACTGATGGTATGAAGTACATTCTAAATGAGACCCATCACTAAAATAAACTCTGGTTATGGGGGATAAATTACTTGTTTGGCAAACTTTAACTCTTGACCAATCTTTACCATTCCACACATTAACAAACTTGTCTTTTAAATGTGATATAGGATGATATCCGGTTTGTGTTAAAATTGGAGTTTCGGGAGTCACACATAAATTAGATGATGTTATGGTGCCCAGATTTTGTTGATTTGATTTTTTATTACAGGCATCCTTGTAAAGTATATAAGGTTCTCCAGTTTCCATTTGCATATCCAAGATCGTTTCGAATAATTTTCTCGCAGGTAACGTCTTGACGCTTTTCCCTTGCGTTTCATATAAACAATACAATTTTTCAAACTCTTCTCCGTAAACACTTGATAATCCGGGTGCTGTATCTTCAGAAAATAAAGACCACATCTCATCTTTTTCTACCCTATTCATAAACAAGTCAGGAACCCATAATCCATAGTGAAGATCTCTGGCTCTTAAATCTTCCGATCCTCTATTTTTTTTCAAATCTAAAAAACTAAAAATATCAGCATGCCAAGGTTCAATATAAATAGCAAATGCACCCTTTCGTTTCCCTCCTTGATTAACATATCTAGCCGTAGCATTATAAACACGCAACATCGGAACTAAACCATCACCCAACCCACCAGATGATTTAATCATGGACCCAGCCGCACGAATCTTGTGAACTGATAAACCGATGCCTCCAGCATTTTTTGAAATTTGAGCAGTTTGTTTTAATGTGTCATAAATAGACTCTAATGAATCTTGTGGAATTTGTAAAAGATAACATGACGAACATTGAGGTTCTTTTTTCCCGGCATTAAATAAAGTTGGAGATGCATGAGTATAGTATTTCTTTGAAAACATTTCATACGTTTTTAAAGCCATGGGAATGTTGTCCATATTTAAAAATAAAGCCACTCTCATCCACATGTATTGGGGACGTTCAACAATTTTACCATCGGTTTTATTTAAATACCCATTCATCAATGTACAGATCCCAAAATAATCATAGAGATAATCTGCATTATGTTGAATTGCTGCATCAAGAACTTTAGCATGCTTTCTTACAGCCGCCATAAATTCATCTAAGAAAAAGGAGGTTTTATTTTCTTGATTAGTAGACCACGATTGATGGTTAACAATTTCCATGGCTTCGCTAAAGCAAGATGGGGTTTCTTTGTGTAAATTTGAAACCATTAAACGACCTGCCAAAGTTAAATAATCAATATGATCTTTTAACATAAAAGCAGATTCTTCTGCTGCCAATTCGTCAATTTTACTCACATGCATACAATTTGATAATCGAGAAACAATTCGTGTTGTTAAAAAACTTGGTTCAACGCATAAACCGGTTGATAGTGATTTAATGCGACGAGTAATTTTATCAAATTCAATTGGAACTTCTTTCCCGTTTCGTTTTATTACAGTTTTTACATAAATTTTATGGTTTTTGGGGGGGTTAAATTTTCTGTATGATAACATGGTGGCAAGTTTTGTTTATTATTTAGATTAATATATTTTGACTTTATGACCTAATTAACGCAATGAAGGAAATATATACATATTAAAAAAAATTATGACGTAGTTAAAAAAAAATTTGATTAGTGCGTAGTAAAATTTAAAGATTAATAAAAAAATATTAAAATAAAAAAAAAGTTCAAACCTCTCTTAAATCTTTCCAAACCTTTCCAAACCTTTCCAAACCTTTCCAAATCTTCATTGATAAAATGTCATCAGATACAATTACTTGTGCTAATTGTAAATATGTCCACAATATTCGCCGGCAAACACTCGGGGAAAGGGATCTCATGAGAGTGATGTTTGAACATTGTCATCACACTACTTATTTTTGTGATTTGTTATGTTGTTTGAGATATCAAAACAGGTCTCATCCGTATGGATACAAGGCCACTTATAAAAATAATATTGACAATTATTATCGTCTTCAAGAAGAACACAAAAACACCTGGCGCCCCATCCCATGGCTTGAAAAAGCCCATGAACAATCTGTTTACAACAAGCCCTTAGATTTAGTATACATTGAGGATGAAGAACAAGTTAAAAATGATTATATTAACAATAGAAAACTTCATTTTGCTATTATGAATGCAAAAAAATTTGCAGATGAAAATGAAAATGATCAATAAAAAAAATAAAGTTTAAATTCTACTGTTGTATTGTGATTAGTTTGGTTTGTAAGACTGAAAATTTGATTTATACTGTTGAAAAAAAACACTTAAACCCCAATCATTTTTTTTATTTTGATATTAAATTTTTAGTTTTACAAAGTAAAGGGAAGGTCAGTATAGTCAGGCCGAGAGTAAAGGAGATCAATGTTTTCTGGTTATATATTTTTTTTGTAATTAAATAAATAAATAAATAAATAAATAAATAAATAA